TACATAACTCTCAGTAATGGCGTCAAGGGGGGTGCTTGACGCTACGCGCACCAATCGTCATACTACATCACGTTTGTGTAATTTTCGTCAGCAAGGAGGATAGGCACTGTGGGGCAGATTGTAAGACTCGACGACTATCAGGTCGTCGATCCGTTGGAAGATCCGAAGATCAGAAAGTTGGTAAAAGCGTGGTTCGTGCACGGCGTAAATGGCGGTCTTGAGCGTTACGGGTCGGTGATCCTGACGCCGTTCTTAGGGTCGGTGGAGACAGACCCGCTGGCAGGTATGCGTCTGCAAATACCAAAGCTAATGTTGTGTTTGCAGCCGGTCGTTGCGGCCTGGGGTCACGACGAATACTGCGACGCGGAGTATGTGAATCGTTGCATACCAGACACGCCGCGCCTCGTTGTTCAAGAATTTCTCAACGAGCTGGTGCTGATCAACGCGATCACGCAACACGAAGAAGACGGAAGCATCTACTATCGACCCAGCAGGCGATCGCTGTATCGATGGCTTGAAATCGTCGGAATGTTGCGTGAGGCATGGGTATCTATGCGAGAAGAAGCGCCCGGTGGCCTCGAAGCGGCTCTCGCAGATCGCGAGTGGGTGTCGATCGAGCTACCAATCCCAAAATAATATTAGAATAGGAATAGAAAATGGAATTACATGAGAGCATTCGAGCGGCGCGCCAACGCAAAAAAATGAGCGGCGCCGTTGTTGCCAAGCACCTAGACATGAGCGCAGGTGCATACCGACGTTATGAGCGAGGCGAGGTCGTGCCATCGGCGACGACGATCCTTGAGCTTGCCGGCTTGCTGGACTGCAGCGCCACCGCGCTGATGTTGACTGGCGGTCTGGAAGAAGAGCCGCCGCCGCGGAACAACATACAGCAACTAGACCTGGAGCTGCGCGAGGGCGAGACAATGCAGATCGTGATCAACGCGACCGTCAAGCCAGCAGCGATAAGGCCACAGCCGAACGGCGATACTTACAAGCCGAGACGACTGGCGACAGAGCGCAGGCAACAAGCCCTTAAAAAAGCATAACGCCGCAAGCACCATCGCTATCGACAGGAACCATCAAAAATAATTAGTTGACGTTTCTGTAACCTTTTAATTATAACCGTGCGCTATCAGCACGGAGGTTACTGAGACGTGACAGGTTTTGATGAACTACCCGCTTGGGCCACGCTGTTCAATTTCTCAGCTCACAGCCCGAGCGGGATCTCCCGCCCAAACTGCAAAGAGTTCTTTGAAAAAGTAGTCGCCCGGCCGCAGCGTCTGTACGCCCCGCCGGGTTGTCGCATGAACGCCGGCAAAGCCGCCGAGCAGTACGCCAAGGACATCGTGCTGAACGGTGACGACCAAGGCGAGGCGTTCCGCAAGGCGGTCAGTTTTTTCGATGAACACGAGATCCTCGAACACGACCCGCAGGACCGCGATCGCTTCTCGGTGATTCGCGACGGCATCTACGACATCCCCCTCAGTAAGGAAGAGAAGGAAGCAGGCGCGGTGCAGATCAGCGGCACCGTGCTGGAGCTGACCTGCAAGCACACAGCCGAAGGTCTGGCAGAGGCCACCCGCGGTGCCAACCAAATAGAGGATGGCCGCTGGGTGTCCGTGCAACTAGACGACGTCGAGCTGGACTTCATCGGCGAGATCGATGTCGAGGCGCAGGGCGTGGTCGAGATCAAGACAAAGTGGCCGACATTATCAAGCACCGCCAAGCGCGGCTGGCTGGTCAATTCATTGCCGGCGCGGCCTGACCCCAACCACGTCGGGCAGGTCGCGCTCTACTGGAAGTATCTGCGCGGCATCTCGGACAACGTGCCGGTGCGGATCGTCTACGCAAATTGCAAAGGCTTCCGGGTATTCGACAGCCGTGACTGCGACGAGCTGTCCGAAGCGAACTTGAATCAGGCGCTTGAGCGGATGCGGACGGTAGCCCGTACCCGCGAGGCCCTGATGAAAGCAGCGGGGTCGATCGAAGAGCTGTTCGCTCTCGTCGCCCCGGATTTTTCACACTTTATGTGGAAGGACGTGCCGCCGGCATACCGGCAGGCAGCAGAGGAGAAATGGAGAAGCAAATGAATTTTACACGCGATGAAATGAACGCCGTCGTGCGCTGGCTGGAAGACCGGCGGACGTGGCTACAGGGCGAGCGCCTGGTGATCGAATGCGGCGACGACTTCGCTTTCACCAACGGCAAGTGGCCGCGGGTGCAGGAGCTGCAGCGCGAAGAGATGGCGCTTGCCACCACCTTGCAGACTGCGAAGGAACAGTTGGGGCAGGCAGATGCCTAGTGCCGGCGAGTGGGCGTGCGGCGTCCTGTTTGCGGTGTTCATTTACGGCCTTCTCTTGGTGACGCCATGAACTACCCCGCACAGCCTGGTGCGCGCGATCGCGAGACAAGCATCGCAGCGGCCGAAGCAATCGCCAGCAAGGCGCCGACGCTACGCGCGGCAACGCTGGCAGCGTTCCGACATTCGGACGGCCTGACGGCTGACGAAGCAGCCGACGTGCTGGGCGCATCGATCCTGTCGATCCGTCCGCGCGTCACTGAACTGGCTCGCATGGGCGAGTTGGAAGACAGCGGCGAGCGCCGCGCAAACCACAGCGGTAAAGCCGCGATTGTTTGGAGAATGAAATGGAAGAGCGATCTTTTCAGTTAATGGACCGCGTCGTCGTAGAGGACGACCGCGGCGAGTTTGGCAGCGGCATTGTTATCGGCCGCGCGTTCGACAACCCGATGAAATATGACGTGAGAATTGACGGGTTAGTCTACGTTTCAATACCGCACGAGACGCTGCGCTATGTCCAGTAACCTGCAGGCGGATCTCGTTGCAGCATTGTCGGCAATCAGGAACCCGGCGCTCGACGGCAAGGCGAACTATGGAAAGTACGCCACGCTGCCAGCGTGCCTGGAAGCAGCCCGGCAGACACTGAGTCAACACAATCTGTCGGTGATGCAGATGACGCACACCGATCCTGATCGGCTGGTGACGCGCATCATCCACACGTCGGGCGAGTTCGTAGAGGATGGCGGCGTGCCGCTCTTGTGCGAGAACAAGGCGAACCCGCAGAAGATGGGCAGTGCCATCACCTATGCCAGGCGCTACGGCCTCTGCGCCATGCTCGGCATCGTGGGTGAAGAGGACGACGACGGACAGCGTGCCACGCCGGCACAGGAGCTGCCCCCGGCCGCGCGTCCCCAGCCTGCACCCCCGAAGGTGGACCCGCCCAAGGTTGTCGCTGACGACATACCCATGTCGCCGGAAGACGAGCGCAACGACTGGAAGTCGTGGGTGGACGAGCAGATTGCCGGGTTCGAGAAGCACCGCACGACAGCCGAACATAAGCTCTGGTCAACGACCGTGAAAGAGTACCGCGAGCGTTGCCAGCGCGAGGCGCAAAGCGAACACAACCGCCTGCTCGCAGCTTACACCATGCGTAAACATCAACTTGAAAACAGGAGCTAGGAATGCCCCATCGTTACGAAAAAGTGCAGAAGTTCAATCTGTTCAAGGAATCCAAAGAGCCGGGCAGCAAACGCCCCGACTTCGGCAACAGCAAGGTCATCTTCGAGGTTGCCTTGGAGCCGGGCCGATACAGTTTCTCGGGCTGGCAGTACGAGGACACGGGCAACATCTCCCTGGAAATCCAGCGCGTGATTGAACTGGACGCACCGGGCGGCGGGGGCGGCTTCGATGACTGAGCTGCCGTTGCTGATCGATAGTCGGTCGGCTTGCCAGATGCTATTCGGCAGCGGCGACCGCAAGAACCTCTACCGTCTGTACGCCATGATCGACCGCGAGGAGATCACGGCAAAGAAGCTCGGCGATCGCTGGTTCATCCCGCGCGCCGAGATGGAGAAGTTCATCGATGCCCACGCCTGACGCCATGCTGCAGGCTGCGGCCGATACCGTGCGTGCCAGGGGTGAGACGCATGGGGATTGGCGCATCAACATGGAGAACACTGCGGAGCTGTGGTCGGCTTATCTCAAACAGCCGATCGCAGCCGAGCAGGTTGCCATCATGATGGTGCTGGTCAAGGTCAGCCGCATGACCTGCGGCACGTTGAACCTGGACGACTACGACGACCTTCTAGGATACGGCGCGTTGGCGGCGGCGCTGGTATATGGCGAAGAAGCCGCCGAAGGATAAGCCGCAGATCCCTCGCGATCCTTGCGAGCATTGCGGCAAGCCGGTCGGCATGAACGACTGGGTAGTAAACGGAAACGGCCAGCTACTGCATCACCCCGAGTGCTTTACGGCCGTGTGGAAGGGGGCGGAGACGCCCCCTTCCGATTAGCCCCACAGCTTTGCACCAAACTTCGCGGCGTCGTCCTCGTCGCGCTCCTCGTCGTCCACCCAGTGGCCGTACAGCTCGCGCGTCGTGCTGATCGACTTGTGACCCATCAGGGTCGTGATCCGGTGGAAGTCGGCGCCGAACAGCTCCAGACATATGCTGGCAAAGAAGTGCCGCAGGTCGTGCCAGCGCAGCTCGTCAATGCCAGCCGCTTTGCAGGCCGGGTGCAGCACCCGCTTCCGCAGGTTGTCGCTGGTGACGTGGAACGTGTGCGCGCGCGTCGGGAACACCAGGTCGGTGACCGGCGAGCGCAGCTTCCACTCGCGCAGCTCGGCAATGAGCTGCGGGGTCAGGAAAACCACGCGGTAGCCCGCGTCTGTCTTCGGCACCTCGGTGATCTCGTAGACCCCCTTCGCCACCTCACGCACCGCCTTGGTGACGGTGACGCGCTGCTTCTCGAAGTCGATGTCGGACCACACCAGCGCGACCAGCTCGCCGAACCGCAGCCCGGTCTGCGCGGCAAACGACAGCGCGAGAGCATCGCACCAGTCGTCAGCGTTGATGGCCTCGCGGATCACGCGGCGGATCTCCTCGATCGAGAACCGGGTCAGCATCTTCTTAGCTGCGCCCTTCTTGTAGCGCACCTCCTCCAGCTTAACCTGGCGCGCCGGATTGACGTGGCTGCACCAGCCCTGCTTGTGAGCGAGATCGAAGAGCTGCTTCAGCGCGTCCAGCTTCTCCTTCACGGTCTTGGCAGAGCGATTGATCTGGGGGATCAGGCGATCCTCAATGTCGGCCGTTGAGACGTCCACGCATTTGACGTCGCCGAAGCGCCCGCCGCCGCTCTGCAGCTCGGCCCAGTCGGACACGTTGCGCTTGATGTTGCCGCCGGACTTGAATGTGATCTTGCCCTGCTCGACGCGCAGGTCAGTCTTGGCGTGCAGCAGCGCGATGGCAGCATCGATCGTGCCGGCCGCGGCGTTGGTGACGACGCCGCCGGTAGCCTGGGCAGCGTTGATGGTGGCCGCGTAGTCTTCGGCCTCTTCACGGGTGCGGAACTTGCGCTGCTCACCGGCGCCACCGTGCAGCTTGCGGATCGCCGCGGCGCGGGTGTCTACGACCCAGCGGTCAATCGACTTACGGTATTTCGGGGTGATCTGCATATGTCTCTCCCCTATTCAAAATCTTCAAATTTCAGAAAGCATCCCGTCAGACGGAACCAGGCGGGCCGTCCGTCGCGCTCCAAAAGGATGCTGACCGCGCCACTGGGGCGGTCGCCGCCGACAAGCCAACGACCACCGCGCTTTTCCGCGAAGGTTTCGACTCCGTCCTGTATGGCTTTGATCTTCATGTTTCTCTCCTGTTATGTAAGTGCCGTTGTCAGCACCATATATAATAACTGAGAGTGATCATTACAAGTGTGACCGTCAGGTTCGATGCACTTTTGCCTGCCGTTTCAAAAAATCGCGTGCAACCGTTTTGCAACCGGACACAAAAAAAGACGCCCCGAAGGGCGTCTAAGCTATTGATTTCATTGGTTGCGGGGGCAGGATTTGAACCTGCGACCTTCAGGTTATGAGCCGGTAAATCACTTGCCGAAGCGTGATGAAATATATCGGCGCAGTCGCTGAAACCCACGGATTCTCTCAGTCATAGATACATTTGGTGCCGGTCCTTACACTGCCATGATTGGCGGTTGAGAGCAATCGCGTGCAACTTTCTTGCAACCGTTTCTGCAACTGAAGCGGTTGCATGATCACCGACTACGTTTCCAGGTAAGAAACTCGGCGCCTTCCTTGAGATCGCCGAACGGCTTGACCCGGACGTTGGGTGCCGCGGTCGGATCGATCACGAACATGATCGAGCTTCCGTAATTCTCTTCGGTAAACCCGTGGCGGTGTCCAAACTCGTCGTGCCATTTGTACCCACGGCACCGGGCGAGATTGATGACCTTGCCAGACGAGTTCTCTTCCTGCGCCAGCGCCCAGGTGTGATGGTGACCGGCGACGAATATGTCTGCGTCTTCGCCCCACAGGGACGCACGCTTCTGACCGTGCAGCGGATTGTAAATAGATGTGCCTTTGTGGTTGTGGGATGCGTCCACCCGCACCGTCGCGCTCGGGAACACCAGCTTGAACTGAGCGGCCCAATCAAGCATCGGCACCTGACGCACGTTGATCGCTTTCAGATACGTCGAGAACTCCGAGTGCATCGTATCGTGGTTGCCATGCAGCCAGACCAGCCAGGGTATCTCGGCTTCTTCAAGAAACCATCGCGCCAGCTTCCGTTCTGTGGCGCGGCTGATATCCTCCTCTGCATAGAGCTGGATCAATCGACCGCCCCAGTTGTTTGTCGTGTCCCCAATGTTGACGCAGCCGATGCCTGGCGTGTTCGCCATGATGTCCACGTCGCGCCGCAGCAACGGGATGTTGCAGTGTGTGCCGAGATGAGGATCGCCTACCACGACCAGACCGAACGGATCGTCTGACCCGATCTTGATGTCGAACCACCTCTTGGCGCGCTGATGTTCCTGCTTCTTTTCCCACCGCCTGGACAGGTGATCGAGGATCTCGTCCGGCGATATGTCCTCGTCAGGAAACTCAGGCAGCGTGACGTCTTCACTGGACTCTGCTTTGTCGTGATCGGGGAACCGTTGCCGAGCTGTCCTAGCGCGGCCCTCTAGCGTCGAGCGGTTGATGCCGAGAGCGACCGCGGCTCGGCTTACGTTGCCATGTTCCTCGATCGCAGCGAGCGCCTCCATGCACAATTCATCTGAGAGCGGCCGGCTCGCCATCAGCCGCGCATCTTCTCGGCGAGGCGATTAGCACGCTCTGGAACCTGCTCGGCAAAGCGACTGTCGAGCAGCTCGATCGCGGCTGTCTCATAGTCCTGCTTGGCAAGCGCGGTCAGCATCCGTTTGAAATTAGACAGCCTGGGCCTACCCAGCTGGAAGCAGAGCTGCACCATCACCGACTGCCGGTTTGGGTCGAGGTCATCAAACCAGTCCCACTGCTTGCACTCTTCGATCGTGCGTTGGATGTCGTTACGAAGCAGGTACTCAGCCTCGTCTTCCGAGATACCGATGCCACCATCTGCATCGATGTTGCGGCCATAGCCCACGGTGTGCGCTCCGGCGGTGCAGATGTAGCAGTGGGCGCGGTAGCCCTCTTCGACTTTGAGGGACGCGGCGATTTCATCAATCGGGTACATTTGCATCAAGGCTTCCGTAGATTGTTAGCGACTTTCTCAGCTGACCGGCCAACCGTGTAGCCGCCGACTCCAACGGTCAGCAGCGTCCACAGCTCTCCAGGTAAATCTATTTGCAGTGGGATCTGGTCGCCGGTTGCGAGCGTAACGCCCAGCTCAATTAACGGCGCCAGCAGGAAGTTCCAAGCGACGATCGCGGTGATGACCAGCATCAGGATTGGTCGCCAGGACGACGCAATCCAGCTTTCGCTCTTCGCCTCGGCGAGAATAATATCAGCCGCAGCCTTCTCGACGTTGGCGCTGTTCATCATCAACTGCATCTGCAGCTCGCGCTCGATCTCCGCGGCCTTGTCCTTGTCTTCGGGCAGGACGCGCTTGACTACGTCGCCCAAGATCGGCCCCAGCACGGGGATCAATGCACCTATCATGTGGCCTTCCTCTCATTTGACACTGGCGGGTGCGCCCCGTTGTGCATCCTGTGCATCCGCGCCGCTTCGGCTTTCAGATACGATATGTCGGCAAGCATCGAAGCGGTTTCACGCGCCGCCTTCTCGCGCTCTGTCGGCGACAACATCCCAGCCAGGACAGATACTTTCTGGTCGGTCAGTTCAGCCTGATCGATGCGGCTATCCATGACGCGCAGCCTTTTCTCAACATCTTGGAGCGTGTCCATAATTGCTTTCACCTGGTAGCGCACGACCGCGAACGCGCCAGCCAGCGAGGCGAGCGTCGAGCCGAGGCTAATCAAGAGCTTGTAGTCGTCCATCGTCAGCGCCTCTTGCGTATCCACTCGTAGATGCGGATCCCGGTCCAGATGATCGACATGAGAGCGGCCACCGCCGGTAGCCATTCGACCAGGGCGGCCCATGCGATGAATAAACTGGAGAGGTCAGCGGCGTTTTTGATGTCTTCAGTCATTACGTTCTGCCCTGCGGCTGCCCGCCGCAACGACTTCCCAGTTTTCGCCCAGCCATACTATGCAGACCATGCCGTCCATCTCGGTCGGACTGAACGTCAACATCCACGCGCCGGACGACGATACGGACAACTTCACCAGCCCCTCGTCAGTCGTGCCGTAGCCGCGCAGGTTCTCGCGCGGCTCGAACGTCGCCGCCTGCTCTTTGCCAAAGCACGGCAGTTCGTGTGAGTACGCGGCAGGCACAAAAAAAGCCGTCAAAATGACGGCCAGCAAATACAGCGCGATTGCGCGACCGATCATGCGAGTTCAGGCCAATCGTACAGGATGCCAGACTTGGTGGTGGTGCCGTCGTCTTCTAGGGTGTACGTCAGGAACAACGCAGCTACCGCATCAGTATCAGCAGCGTCAGCGATAGCCGTCTCCATCTCTGTAGCCTTGGATCGGATTGCTGCACGGTAGGTTGCGATGTTCGCTGGGATCGCTGTACCGGTATCAGCCTTGCGGATCACAGCCCAATCAGTTTCAGCGAGCAACGCGCCCTGCTGCGATTTGACCTCGGCAATCAGGGCAGACTTGACGCCCGGCGTGACGACCTGAACGCCGTCCTCCATCAGCGGATCGCCGTTCTCGTCCAACTCGTTCACGTCGTCCAGCGACTTAACACTTCTGTTGACCGTGCCGTCATCATTATATGACCAAGTGTACAACCGGCTGTCCGGTGCAGGCTGCTGCACGATCTCAGTGATACCTAGTTCCGCCTTGCGCTCTGCGCTGTAGGTGTGCCAGCTAGCCGGATGCGTTACACCGTTTTCGTCGGTCCACGCCTTACCGGGTCGGATTGTCTGCCCGTGGCAGCATTTATAGATTGTCGTCATGTGTGCCTCCTATTGGGCAGTTGCTGTTTTAAAAGGTGAACTAGCAAAGGCCATGTATATATATGTGCTGCCACTGGCATTGATTGCTGTATTTGATGACCTTGCTTTGAAACCATTGCTAAGAAGGTCAACACGGACATCGCTTTGTTCAGCGTTGCTCAGGTTTGCTCGCAGTTGAAATTTACGAACATTAAAGCCTCTTGCACTGTCATACATTTCCCAGCTTTCAGCAGCATTCGTTCTCTTGTACATCAAGAAACCAACTTCAAAACCTGTGTTAACAAAAACGCCGTCGCTCGAACCATTGCCAGTGTAGCTACCAAACTTGCTAAAGCCTTCTATTTCTGCGAAAGCATAACAGATCATGTTATCTGTGCCGCTACCGTTACTGCCAGCATTGCTGCCAAGATTAATTACACTGCTAGTTGGATATGCACTGTTCCAAACAGCCGCAGAGGTATCAAGAGCGGCAGTAGAATTTAGGATAAGAAATTTTGTATTATCATAGAGCGTACTACCCACCAGCCAGCTATTTGTTGTAGCAGTATTTTTTACGATATAGAGCGAAGGTTGAATACCTAATCCATGTCCAATAGTCCCGTTTGCTCCCGTGCCAGACCATTCAATAATACTGAAACCACTTGTCGTGTTGGCTGACACCGTACTGGTTATGCTTCCATCAGTATTGCTGCTGCCGGTGGTATTATCAGCGAGCCAATTCCATGCAACGTAAGTAACGCCGCTTTTGTTTACGTAATCCCAATCTCCAGACGAACCAGCGGTAGCCGTAAATCCACCAGAAACAAATGCGCTTGGGTAACCATATACATCAGGATTGCCAGCACCTTCAGCGGCAGTGCTAGAACTGTCTAATTCTTTTTCTGAACCAGCGCCACGAACAACATCATAAAGTTGATGACCTACACTAAATGCCGAATTGCGCTGCTTTATCCATAGAAAATCGGGAGTAAAGTCTAAGCCAGTAATGTTTTTATTACTGCTGTCTCCAGACCAAGTTAGAGTGCCAAAATAAGCCGACGGGTTTGGGATACTTGGGTCGGGTAGGTTGGCGGTTGACCAAGCATTAAACCCAGTCGGTTGCGTGTAAGAGAACGATGACTGACCGGTATTTAATGTTCCAAGACCAGCGGTGCCGTTGCTATAAACCAGTGCAAAATTACCAGATATGCCGGTGAATGCGGCGTTGGTTGTCGTGCCGTTTTGAATTTCGCTAATAGTTGCGCTGTTCTGCCAAACACCATCTACGCTGAACCAGATAGCACCGTTGTCCATATCGACTGCAACGCCTACCGTTTTTCCAGCCGCTCTCCATGTATCTCCATAGGCTGATCCAGACCCAGCCTGATCTATTTTCTGCCCATTGAAAGAGTAGTACAAATATCCGTCGAGATTATCCAAAGACGGATTGCCGGTCATATTTGCGGTGTCTTCAGATATTCCAAAATAGGCCGACATGGCTGCGCTGATAGTTAGTTCCGCATACCATTTACCGCTGCTTACAAAAATTGTTCCGCGCTGCGCTGAGTCAAAACCATTAGCTACAAGGTTACCGTCTTGCAGAGACATGTTTGTTTTGCTGCTAGGCTCAGTAGGATTCCAAGTGCAGAAGTTATTAGTTGGCGTATCTGGCATCTGATCCGCCGCAGCCAAGCCACTGCTGGTAAAGTTATTGCCGTTGCCGCTGCTGTCGTCGCCCAGCGCAGAACTGTCTTGGCCTTTCAGGTGAAAGCCGTTTGATCCATAAGAGCCTGTGTACTGCTTCGGCACCCACACCCCGTCCGCGTTTGTCTCCGCAAAGGCGTCTGCCGTCTCGGCGGTGCCGGACACCCAATAGAAGTCGGCCATGTAGCCGTCGAAATAGTTGCCGCCGCCGTTTTGATATTGCCCAATCGACCAAGCGTTGTTGCGATTGAAATTAGCAGCAGTTCCGGTAAACCCGCTGACGGTTTCGCCGTTGACGTAGCAGACCCATGTTCCTGAGTTATTAGAAAATACAATGTGATACCAAGCAGACGTATCACGGTAAACCGGTGTGCTATTGTAAATCGTTGAGCCATTGTAGAGACGCAGCGTGTCGGTGCTGGCTACAAAGCCAATTCCGCTACCCCCAGCCTCGCTGAACCAATACTGGTTGTTGCCGCTGGTAATCTGTCCGCGTTTAATCCAAACAGAAAGCGTCCAAGTGTCGCCGCCATCTGATGCAAAGGTCCGCGTCAGGTACGCGCTGTCGCTGCGGTTAAATCGCGCGCTTTGCTGGATGCTGTACCCGCCAGCCGCCGCGACCTTAGTGTTGCCTTGGATGATTGCCATTATGCAAACGCCGTGCTGGTGACGACATAGGCGTTCGTGCCATCGTCGTAGTAGCTGAGCCAGTAGGTGCCAGCGGTGCTGATCGTTGTCGCCAAGTTCGCATCACCCTTGGTCGTAGCTGCCAAGCTGATCGCGTGCCCGCCTGTGTTAATCAGCAGGATGTTGCCTGACTGCCCGGCGGTGTGGTTCGTGAACGTCAGGGTGCCTGTGCCGCTGGGAGTTACGCTCCAGTTATTTGTGACGCTCAAATCCAGCGAGAGGTCATTATCGACGGTGATCGTGCCGCGCTGGCTAACGGTGAACGTCTGCGCCACATCGGTCTTCGCGGTGTCAGCGTCGTAGGCCTGCACGTCCACGCCGACTTCTACATCCATCGCCTGCTGCGCCGCTGACGCCGTAGCAGCTACGAACACTGCGTCACCGACAGCACTGGAACCAAGGGCGGTTCTAGCGCCAGAAGCGGTCGTGCTGCCCGTGCCGCCACTCGCTACGGCAAGAGGCAGCGAAATCGACGCAGCGGACGCTGCCGCCTCGGACGCGGAAGTCGCTGCATTCGACGCGCTGGTCGATGCGCTGCTCGCCGAGGATGCGGCATTCGACGCGCTGGTCGAAGCGTTAGAAGCCGAGGTGGAGGCGTTAGACGCGCTGGTCGATGCATTGCCAGCCGACGTGGATGCAGCCGACGCGGATGACGCCGCGTTGCTGGCTGATGTTGCCGCCGCCGACGCCGAGCTGGCCGCTGCGCTGGCGCTGCTGGTCGCCGACGCAGCGTCCACCAGCAAATCCCACTTGGCGCTGTCGGTGTTGGTCGTCAGCGGCTGCGATCCGCTGGACGTGTGCGACGTGTTGCACAGGAAGATGTTGTTGGTGCTGGTGTCCTTCACAATGTCGCGCGCGTTGTAGTCGGTCGATGCCGACCAGTCGCCTTGGTAGGTTCCCAACTCCTGCGTGATTGACAGATCGCCCGATCCATCGAAGGCGAAGATCTTATTAGCGCGATCTGCTGCGCTGATTGCGAACTCAACCGAGCTGATCGTGTTCGTCTTCGATGCTTTGATCGCGCGATCCAGTTCCTCTTGGATGCCCTGGGTAATCATCGTCAAGCGATCAAGTCCGTCCTCATGGCTGTTGGCCGGAAACGGATCATTCTCGACGTAGTCGGTCCCCTGCGTCAGCGCCAGGTTGCGCCGAAGCACGACCGTCTCGCCTGATGCCGGGATGTTGCCCGCCGTAAACGTGACCGTGCCGCCGGCGTCATTGCCTGCACCGCTGACGGTGTAGTGAGTGGTCAGCGTCTTCGTCGTCTCTGTGCCGGTAGAAGAGCGGATGATCACTTCCATCTCGCTGTCGGCAAATATCTTGAAGGTGTAGTTAAACGCCGCGGTCGATCCGTCGCCGCTCGCGCTGACTTTCGTGGTGGTGCTTGAAACGGTCATTCTTTTTCGACTCCTTGCGGTTGCGGCGCTCCTTCAAAAGTCCGCAAAAATGCTGCGATGGGTTCTTTAAGTGCGGGATCTTCTGCGGCGATAGCGGTCAGTCGCCCGAAATGAGCGCCAATCCCATTAGGGTTTGTGACTGGCGTGGTCAGCCAGTTAATAAATTTTGGGCTGGTGATAAGTTTTGCTGAATACCTGCTGGTCAAACCACCAACTAGAAACGCGGATAAGGCGCCCGCACCCTGACCTGCCCCCATTTCGGCAAGCCCAGTGCCTGCTCCTGTCAGGGTGAGATAGGTGATTAACACTCGGCCTGTGTTTGACGTATTAGCCAGTTTCTCCACACCCTTGAGGGAAGAGGCAACGTCCACAAGCGTGTCCAGCCCTTCGCGCATTTCGGCATACCTTTTGCCGCCAAAAAGCGCGTTTTTGGCTTCGGCTGACATCTTGCTCCAATTGGTCAGGAACGTGTTGACGGAGAACACTTCGCCCGTCGCGTCTTGCGCCCCTGGCCTTGCCAAGCCAATCTTTTCAAGAACGCTTGCTGCTACGGTGTCCCACTCTTCTGGCTCAAACTGATTGCGTAGGCGCTGCAAATTTGTGCCGCCATCACCCAAGCGGGACATGGCGAAGTTGTAGGCTTGCTCGTCAGTATCGAATTTGCCGATTTTGTTAAGTGTGACGCCCGCCGTGTTCATCCAGGCGCGAGTGTATCGATCAGCTACCTCCAACGCCTTGCGCGCTTCTGGCCCTGCCAACTTTGCAACCGCGCTCATGTCTTCAGTCAAAGCGCCGTATACCTGCCGCATAGCAGCATTCTGTGACCCGGTTGACCCAGCAAGCAAAGGCTCATCCAAGTCTTTACCGATTGCCGTCCTGATTTGTCGCAATGCACTGAACGGAATGGTGCCTGAGACAGCGGACTCTGTGGCATCCATTTCGATTGTTTTTAGGGTATTGATCGCTTGACCGAGTGACCGCTGTAATGATCCAGGAGCTTCGTTGAGTTGGTTTTCAAGGCTTTCCCGCAACGCACGGACAGCGTCCAGCGCGACCGGCGCATCCTTGCCAATCAGATCGAATGCTTTTTCATAGGCGGCGTTTTGCCTAGCTTCAAATCGACCCGCAGCGTTGCTGGCGGCTGTTCTGATCACCGACCCTGCTTCCGCCTTCGACACAGGCGTGCCTATCTTTGCGACTGTGTTTTTTGCTGCTTGTGTAATCTGTTCGAGCACGCGCGTTGCTTGCTTCTGCACGACATCGCTGCTGAACGGTGAGGCTTCCAGCGCCTTCTCCAGAGTCCCAACGGTGATGCTTGACGATACGGCGCCTGCGGGCGGATCAATGCGTAACGACCTAAACTTGTCAGCGAGCTGTTTGGCCTTTTGTGTGCCGCCACCCAAAGCGCGTTTTGTGCCTTCTGTCAAAAGTTCACCGCCCCGCTGGCCGACTGCTGACAGAAAAAATTCGGTGCCAGCGTCTACCGAACGATCAAGAACGCTGCGCGTATCAACGCGACCAAGGAAAATATTGCTGTATGTGTCAAACAATTCCCCAGCAACTGCACCGCCCGTTCCAGCGCCCACTGCTGCGCCGGTTGGCGAAGCCACAACGGCACCTGGCCCCGTTGCTAAACCACTTACTGCGCCGCCTATAGCCCCAAGGGTTGCGCCAGTACCAACAAAAAGCTCGCGGGTTACGCTGGCGATGTCCCCCGCCACATCAAACCCCGGCGGGTTGTATAGCGTAAGCCTGCCCGTGTCAGGGTTTGTGTAAATGAAGTTGTCGTCGTCATACGGCGCAGCATCGGGATAAAAACGCCTGATATTGGCAAGCCGGTCCTCCGTTGGCGAACCACCGACCTGCGCCCTGACAAATGCGGGGGCGCCCGTGTCCTGGTCAATAAACTCTTTCGCCGCATCTGATTGAAGATAGGCGTTTATGGCTTTTGCGCGATCAGCGTCACTCAGATTGCTGGGTAGCTCAATCGGCCGCGGAAAACCGGGCAGCATAAAGCTCATAAACTCAGGCGAAACTTCAGCAGCGGGCGCAGGCGCTGTGTCAGGCGGGGGCGCCGTTTCAACAGGTGGCTCGGATGCAGCCACAACAGGGGCTTCACCGCCGACCTCGTCAACGGTGTTGATCTGCTTTTCTGCCATTTTACTGGATTACCTTGCCGCTGGCGTCGATCCTGATGGGGGGCGGTGTGGTATCAGCCGCTGATGGCGCAGTAGCCGGCGGCGAAACCGGACCCGCAGGCTGTGCAGCGCCTGCAGGAGTTGGCTGCTCGCCTGGCTGGACAACCGGCGCGGAAACTACGGGCTTTTTATCAACTAGGTCATAGACCACCTGCTCAACGGGTAGGCCGAACATCGTTGCAAGTTTTTTATAACGCTCTTGAAGATCGCGCTGTAAAGGCTTCTGCGACTCAAACAGCTTTTCCGCCGAATTTTTGAAATCAGCCCTTTGTTCTTTTGTAAGCCGTTCGCCCTCTAGCGCAGCATTATATCTTGCCCATAAGCGTTGGGGTATTGATCCCGTGTTTTGAGCCGTTGCGAACTCTGACTCTCTGACCACAGAACCGGGGTCGATCATTTTCATGTAAGCAAAAATCAAGCTGACATCACCGGCCGGTGACACATTCTCTGCCGATGCTTTTACCTTGCCAAAGTTTTCCTCCAGCAATCTGTATCTTGAAGACCCCTTCTCAAACGCATCGCGCAACCCCTTTGCTTGCTGGAACGCTTGCTGTGAATCGCCAGCGCCCATCATCTGCCGCTTCATCCTCGCGTCAGGCTCTACACCGAACTCTTGTCTGTAAAGGTTGACTTTTTCACGATATTCCCGAGTGAACTTGTTTTGTTTGTTGTCGTAGTCGCGAAATTTTTCCTTGTAATCTTCCTGTAAACTGGGCGTCAAAGCCTGTGCAACGCCGGGGCTGTTGAAAAGTTCACGCGCTGCGTTGACGTCTCCTTTAGCCAAATGCGTGTTCAAAACGGCTTCAAATAAATCTTCACGGCCAGCCTGCCGAGCGTTTTCTTCTTCTTCGGTATTTATAAACCTAGCCGCGCGTTCGTTGATCGACAGATCAAGCGTTTGGAGAGCCGCACTAAGCTGCCCCGGGTCGCGTGTTACGTCGGTAACCAACGCCCTGACGTCACCGCCAACTTTTCGGAGGGCGTCTTTGCGCCGCGCAGTCTGCTGGAGTTCTCCAATGTTGATCATTTGTTTTGATCGCAGCTTCCGCAACTGAATACTCAGTTCCGCCTTGCTTTCTGCGGACCCGTCATGCGATTCAACCGCGTCGTTGATCATCTGCGTCGTATCTTCCGTGAATTTGGTTGCTACATCTACATCAGCCATATCAGCGTTCACTTCCAAGTCGTTGACCATGCTTTTCAGTTGATCGTCAAAATCCAGCGCAATCGATTCTCGCTGCACCTTTTGCTTTCGTTCTGCGTATTGGCGCGTGCGGTCTGTTGAGGTTTTTACCTCGCCATAAATCTTGTCCACATCACCAGGTGCTAAGTTTTGCCGCGCTGCGCTTACGACAGGGTCGGCAGATTTATTGGTGCGGAAACCTTCAAGCGTTTCCTCGGCGTCTGCGCCCTTGTTTATGGCGGATATAAGGCTGCCCTTCGCCAAGTCCGCATAAAACTTCTGCCTGCGCTTTGCGTGTTCTTCTGGCCCCAAGTCGCGCAGCGCATTATCAATATTCAAAAGCGCAAGGTTCGCGACCTCTGCGCGGCTTTCCGGCGAGTTGGACGGGTTGGTCGCATAGATCAGTGCGTCATTTGTATCGGTATCAAGCAGCACAGTCCGTCGTTCTACGACACGCGCGTTGTTTGATTTTGAGAAATTGATTTGGTTACGCAAAGTAATTTGCGCGGCACGACTGCGAAAAGCATCGCGAGCAAGGCGGTTTGACAAACCCGACTTGAACGTCTCGACTTTGCGCCGAGCCATGTCCTGATACTTCTGTTCAGCCTGCTGCATATTTGGATTAGCCAAAAAATCCTGCTGCATTTGCTGTAGCTCAATGTCCAGCTTCGCCGCTGCTGCTTGCGCCTCATTATCAGCGCCGACCTGCGCCTTTTTGAAACCAAACGCAGCAAGCTCCGCGCCGGCCTGCGCGAGCTGCTGACCAGACTCCGCGTATGCGCGTGCGGGTGCCGCCATTGCCGACGCGCTGATCTGTGCCGTCAGGAACTGACCCTGCCCCTGGCGTGGCCGCTGGAGCTGTGCTTCGTAAGTAGGAACCTTCATACGATCTGGCTCGCCTGGTAGCCGCCTTTGACCAGCGTCGTCAGCGCACCGATCCTGGCGCTGCGTGCCTTGATGTCATAGGCAAGTTTCTGCTGACGCCCTTCGAGCAGCGCCACCTGACCGGCCAGACGCTGATTGACGCCCTGTTCGCGCAGCCGACCGGCATCAGTCGCGGCCGTAAGGCGAATGGTTTGAATCTCTTCCTCGGCTTCGTTTGCGCTTTCTTTCAGCACCTCCAGCGGCGTGCCTGTGCTGGCGAGGGCGCCCGACTTGCGATACGCGGTGCCGGCACGCGCCTGTAGCTTGTCGAACTGCTTGCGGAACCGGACGACCTCCTGACCGCCGACGCGCTCGCGGAGCTTCGCCTCCTGGTCAGATACTCGCGCATTCCGATCGCGAATCTTTTTATTGTACTCCGCAGACTGCATGGCGGCTTTGCCTGCGGCCTTCATGCCTGCCGCCGTCTGCATCTGCCCGTAGGCACTGATCGCGGTGCCTGCTGCTAAAAGTGCAACTTCAACGCCCATTTATCCAAGCCCACCTTTCGTAATCTAATTTGTTTGCGCCGTACTGACGCATGGTGCCTTCGTGTTCCATGCCGAGAAACTTGGCCCAGCGCGCCAGTTCCGGCCAGTCGCTACGCATCGCCGCCTGCACGCGCCACAGCCCCTGCTCTTCGGCAATACGCAGCAGCCCCTCACGGACGAGCTTCGCCACGCGGAGCTGATGCCGGCCAACCCGGCTGGCGCCCAGGAACCACGCCTCGCCGACGCCCTCCCACAGCGGGAAGATGCCAGCGGCTGCTACCAGGTAGCCGTTGTCGATGCCTGTGAACGCCATGTCCTCATGCACCAGCGTTGGCATGAAGTTGCCGAACTCCGGGGCGGGACGGTTGCGGTCGTCGTTCAGATCAGCCTCAAGCAGCGCCTCGCCGTGCGCGATCTCGAACGGCACGATCCTCACTGATCAAAAGTACTCAGCGTTGCGTAAACGGCCAGAATGTTCATCGGCAGCGGCTGATCCTGTCGGATCGTGAGCTGGCCGTCCGTGTCGTAGTTGCCGTTCAGCTCGATCTCCTTGTCGCCAGTGAACAGCGCAATCGGCGCGTCCATCGATGTCGCAGAGGATCGGAACGGTACGATGTCCAGGTTGCTGGCATCGCGTCCGACCTTGAGGCCCACTGATCGGTAAAGCCGCACGGTCAGCTCGTTGATGCGTTTGATCTTGCCCTGGCTGGTGCCCATCGCGCTGCCGGCATCTACGCGCAGCGTCCGCAGTGTCGAGTTGTAGGACAGCCCGGCGTGTGCCTTCGTGACGTACCGCTCTAGTGTGACCGCGCCGCTCGATACCGTCTTGTCCGGGTGAACCGAACCATCGCCCAGAATGCTGACAGTCTGACCCTCAAGATGATCCAGCCCCGTCAAAGACAACGTCGCCTGCGTCACCGTAGCGCCCGAGCTGTGAGCCGCGGCCGGGCCAACCACGCCACGCACGCAGCCCGTCAGGTCGTTGGTGCTTTTGCCGCTATAGGTAATGACCTCCGTGCCGATCTTGATTGCGCCTGACGTGGGAAACGAAGAGGCGTCCGCCAGCGTGATCGTCGTCTGGTCTGCGGCTTCGTCGCCAGCCAACGTACTGGTCACGCCTGTGAACGTCAGCGAGCTGTCTACGAAGATGGCGTTGTTGACATCGGTGCCGAAGTCGAAGTCCTTGATGAACTCAACATAGCGTTTGGTCGCGCCGTTCACTGTCCGCTTCACGACGACCCAGACCTGATCCTCATCCAGATCGCCGGGGATAGTGGCGATGCTTTCCACGACCGCGTCACCCGTTCCGAACGCGCCGCCGATGATCTGACGCGACCAGCCGATGACCTGCTCCTCGCGCTTGTAAGTCATGCAGGCAAGTTGCCCATCGCCACGACGGCCCCAAAGAATGCTGTCGGGTTCTTGCTGGTATGCCAGCTCGTCCAGCCCGTTCTCGGTGATATGCTCGGAGATCAACGCGACGTCCGGTGCGATGTAGCCATCGACGTCGAAGTTAAATTGCAGCTCCAGCACCTTACGCTTGGCACGCTGCACGAACAGCACCGCGTTGCCTGCCTGCATCGGCGCGATGTCTGCGGCACCGTGCGACGTCTGCTGTTTGATCTGTATGTTGGTTGGGGTGATCGCCTCGTCAGCTCCTGACGCGCGGACCACAAACTCGCCGCCCGATGTCCCGACGATCAGGTTGCGGGTTGATGCCAGGAACCGGATGACGTTCACGGTGTTAGAACCGATCGTATACACCATACCGTCATCGGCGGCGGTCCCGCTCTCAAAGTTCTCGAAGTCGCCGCCTTGGCTAAAGAAGAGCGTCTGCGGCTGCTCTGACGTGCCGCCAAAAACTAACCTTTGTTCATAAAACGCAACCGCGCGCGGGTAGCCGGTCGTCGCGCTGAAAGCACCCAGCGACCACTCGTCGGTCGCGACCAGCTTGCCCTCTAGCGTGTGACCTGTGTCCGCTGCCTCTGAGGTAAGATCCGCACCCGGCGCCAGTGTGATGACGCTGTCAGTAACGTCCACGACCAGATGGCCGTCAGTCGTATTGTTTGACGTCGAGCCGCTGATGACGATTGTCTGGCCGACCTTGAAGCCCTGGTTGATGAACGCGGCGGCTGTGTCTTCGATGCGGTCGTTATGCTCCAGCCCGGTCGCGTCCGGGTCGCCTTCGTGGAACGAGATCGTGGCAGCGGTGTAGCTCGGCAGGATTTCTGCGCGGCCGTCCTCCAGCTCTTGCGCCGTGCCGTCCACCACCGTCGCCGACGTGAACGACGTGATCTTCACAAAGCCGTCTTCGATCTTGACCAACCGGCCAACGTCGTCGCTGCTGAACAAGCTGGCGCTGGCCGTCAACCTGATCGTGCCGTCACGGCTGTCAGGCGTCAGCGTGGTGGTTGTCGTGTTCTGATCGAGAAACGGGCCGCGCTGTGTCGTCACCTCGGTAAACGTCCACGCGGTGTGACTGGTGCGCGTGATCTTGTAGATCGGGTGATTGGGCGAAACGACATACATAACGTCTGCCGCCTGGGCAAACTTGAGGCCGTCGAGATCCGACGCGGTGTAGACCGTCGTCACCTCGACCGGCGACCCGCTTGATGTCACCGCGCCACCGTCACGATAGATGCGGAAGTACAGCGGCCCGAACTCCAGCACATACGCCTGCTCGACGTTGAACTCGAATGGGATTAGCCGCACAGCGTTGGAGCTGTTCTTGACCTCGGACACAAAGCGCGTGCCAGGCCGGCGCATCAGCCCACCATGCGGCTGCACCAGAAAATTCTCAACTGTCTCGGCGCCGTTGTCATACTTCGAGATATCCGTGCGCCCAAAAAGCTTGGGCGTGATCTCGCCGGCCGTGAAGTTGGCAAAGGCTGTGCTGACTTTTGGCACCTAGAACCTCGAAGAGATGAAGACGTCGCTTTCGGTGTAGCTCGCGCGGTCAATGTTGACCGTGTTCGCCGGCGTGCCTTCGGTCGCATCCACAAAGCGCGCTTCTGACAACTTGCTGTCGTAGGTCGCCATCAGCATCTGCGAGAGGCTGGCGCTGTTCACCAGCGCAGAGGAAACGTCGGCCGCGAGGCGTGCCGCGATCGATTCAATCAGGAGCTGGTCGTATTCGTTGGGGTCCGTGATGCGAGCCACATAAATCATCTTGAACGGTGTCGTGCTGCTGATGATCTTGCGACCCTCGACGCGGAATACCGTGTCGGGATCTTGCGGCCGTAGGACACGCAGGCAATAGGGATCGGTGGGAAGGGTGTGCTGATAGTCGAACTCGAACGCCGGGGTGTCGCTGTCGGCAGCGAGGCTGGTGCGTGTGACCAGGCAGTTCCACGGGTGAGCGCGCATGACGGCATCGCGGACAAACGCATATCGCTGATTGCATACGCGCGCAGCGCGGCTGTCTTCAGTCAGCGAGATGATGTTACTGGCGCCGATCATGTTCAGCGCGCTGTTACAGATGTCTACGTCTGATGCCATGTTGAATCCTTAGAAAAAGAGAGGGGGGACCGAAGCCCCCCCACTCAATTAGTCAACGACGTACATCATCATCAACTCGATGGTGCCGGTGCCAGCAGCACCGCCCATCGTAGCCGTGACGACAAACTCGTTGTCGATCACCGACTGGTCGAGATCGACTTCGGTGTTCGCCGAAAGGGCGAGCGTCGCGGCAACGTCAGTACGAGCAGCAGAGCTGGTCGAAGTTGCAGCAAGGTACTCGTCCGCGTCAGCGGCAACCGAAGAAGCCGAGCCATTGGTGTAGGCAGCGTGGCCCACCGATACGGTGGTGGAGCTGCCAAGAGCGTCGTTGTACAGGTAGCCGCCGAGAACACGCGCGCCCTGGGGGAGCGAGAACATCTCGATGACGTCACCAGACGCAAGCGAGGACGCTTCGTAGACCGCGCGGGCCACACGAACCGAACCGCCAAGCTGGTTAGCCTGTACGAACTCTTTCGGATCGTCCTGCGTGAGATCAGTGCGGACGTCAGAATAAACGGTAGCCATTCTTCAACCCTCCCTTACTCGTTACAGGCGATTTCAACGACTTTGTCTTCTTCCATCCGGGTCGCCCCGAAGGTCGCGCAGTAGTACACCTGCGTGGAATAAGACTTGTCGCTGCGCTCATCGATGCGAGCCATGACGTCCTTACCGACCGCCAGCTTGCAGCCATCCTGCGCCCATGCGTAGCAAAGGCGAGAAGTGCCGTCGTCGCTGAGACGGTTCGAGACGATGAACTCGAATCCGACAAACGTGTTGATGTCACCTTGTACCAATGCCTTCCGTCACACTTCGGCTTTCGCCGCCGGCTTGCGCCGTTCGTGCGCTGGACTTTCTCTTCATCTCAAGGAGATGCCGCCCGTCAAGTCTCTACACCTTCCCATCGCTGGGCTTGGCTCGGGATTAGCAGTTAAGCCTTCCCCGAATTTGAGCGGTTTTCGTCTGACCGTCGCCGATCAGATAGGCAAAGTGTTTACCGTATTGAAATCACTGGAAGTGACAGTCGTTGAGTTGAGCAGGTCTTCGATCTGCTCGGGCGATACAACGATGTACCGCTTGATCGACGGATCGACCGAGTTGGCGTCGAGCTTCTTCTTAGCTTCGACCAGCTTGGCAATCGTCAGTCCGGCGGAACCGTGTGCGATCTTCTGACCAGCCGGGAACGACGTTGACGTCGTGCCTTCCTTGCCAGTTTTCGCGGTGCCACCAAGGGCGTCGATGATGACATCGTCCATCGCCCGACCGATCGCCGCCGCAGCCGCACGGGCATACGAAGACGTGGGGTCGATCAACATGCGGACCTTGTCAGCATCGTCAATGAGGTCGGCCCACTCATACGTTGTGAGACTGACCATGCGCCGGCTGTGCGGCGTTTCCACCAGCGGCGTATCGCCGTGGCGGGACGTGCGCGCAACCGCAGCGGCCTCTCCGACCTGGTCGAAGAAAGCCTTTTCGCCGGTGACACTTTCCGTATCAACGGCCCCTCTCAGCAAACTTCCCATTTGCTGAGAGAGCATTGCCACGTTCGATGAAAACTGGTTCACGAACGCGGTAGTGACCTGAGTTGACATAACTCATGCTCCTACAGTTGTGGTTGGAAATTTGCGTGGGTTATCAGGCTTGCGCCTGGCTCACTGTTACTTAGGGCAACTACTCCGCCTTACTCACAGGCTTGCGCCGCGGGGCTTTACGCTTGTCCGCGGATTTGATGAACCCGACATATTTCTCTGCGAGATCAACCGGGTCATTCACACTGCGCGCGCTGCCAAACTGAACAGCGAGGCGCAGGCATTCCAAACGCAGCTCTAAATCATCCATAGATCTGCTCCCTTAGTCGAAGCACCTCGTTGACCACGCGATCGTGATCGGGATGCATCTTTTCCCAGTACGGCGAGTTCTTCGCCGTCATGTCTGTCAGCCGCGACTGCAGGTCTTCGTCGGTCAGACCCGGCCGGCTGTCTCTGCCTGCCAGCCCATCCTCGCTGATCTGCTCCGCGACATAGTCGCTGATGTTGACCATGAGACGCACCAGCTCGGGGTTGTCACCCAGCAGACTGCCGTCCGCGAGCTGTATCTCTGTCAGGTCCGGCGCGTCGAACTCTTTCAGCAACTCGTTGGCGCGCGCCATCTTGTCGTCAAAATCGTCGCCATATTCCTGCCGCAATTCCTGCTCGATGTTTTCGCGATGCGTCTCCATCGCCTCTTCGGACATCACCGTCGCCTGCCCTGCGAACTCGCCATACGCTTCCGCGAGCTTCGCGGCCTGCCGATCGGACAGTCCTGATTGATGCGCGGCCTGACGGAACCAGTCCGCCATGTCGCCTTCCATATCACCTAGATCGTAGTCGCCAGCCTCTGCCGGTCTGCCCAGCTTGTTGTAAACAAGATCCCAGTCTTCCTCAGTCGCCCAGTTGCCAGGGATCGCGAGCTTCTCTGCTCCGACCATCTTCTGCGCGTTGATGTAAGACTTCGCCATCGCCTCGACGCTGCCGATATGCTGCAGCGACGGGTCTGCGGAAAGTTCCGGGGGCAGTGCTGCCAGCCAGTCCTCACTTCCAGACGGAGCCTCCCCGGTTGCTACCGGAGCTTCCGCTACCTGTTCATCGGACATAAGTGATTACTCCTCTATGGTTTGTTGGTCCTTGATCATGTTGTGCAGGAACAGCACGACATCGCGCTGCCCCTCTCTAAACGCCGTCTCGTCCGAGTTAGGCGTAAAGCTCGATTTCCAGAGTCCGAAGCGTGCGCCGAGATCCTCCAGCACCTTCTCGCCGTCCTCGCTCATCAGCACCGTGCGATAGGTCTGTCTCAGCTCCTTCGGGTTCATGCGGCGCCTTCAATCAGTTCCTGACCGATGTCCGTCTCATCAACGGCACGCAGCGCCGGTGCGGCTTCGCCTGCCGCGGTAGCCATCTGCTGCGCGGCCATCAGCTCCTGCTCTGCCTGCATGGCAGCGGCGCGGTTCTCGCGGATGCCAGCGACCTCGCCTTCGCCACGCACCACAGCCGCCGGTGTGCCGGTAACCTTGATGATATGCTTGGCGAGGCCGTCCATATCGAGGTAGTCGGCAACGCCCTGGTCGAGCTGCATGAGCGGCATCAGGAACTCGATCATCTGCAGGATGCCCTGGATGTCGCCGGTACGCTGCGCCTTCGCCAGCGGCGAGACGTATTCGATATCAATGTTGCCTTCGCGCAGCATCGGCGGCGCGGCAGCAAATGCCTTCTGACGTGAGAGGATGGCAAAGCAGCGACCGATCAGCGGCTGCAGCAGCTCGGCCTGCAGGCGTCCTAAGACAGGCCCAAGCAGGCGCATCTTCTCTTCCGTGCGTTGGACAACCTCGGTCGCGGTCATTTGCGGCCCGGTGCCAAGTATGAGCTGATCAACGTAGAACGCCGCGCGGATTGCCTGGCGGCGCTGTTCAAGCTGCATCTCACCCAGCGGGTTGTTGGCTCCGATGTTGAGCGGCTCGATGCGATCGCGTGTCCCCGATCGGTAGAAGTTCAGACCGCCCGGTGTCGTCCTGACCGGCAGCATGAACCCGTCGTCCGGCACCATCAGCGGCGGATGAATCTGTAACTGGCTCGCCCGGATGACCACCTCGGACATCTTGTTGACCATCTTGGTGTCGGGCAGCGCGGTCATCGCCGGGGATCGACCGTAGCCGATCTCGAAGCTCGCCTTGAGGAACCGCGGCACACAGTACGGGAACTCGTCGTACCCGCTTTCGCCGATGATCATCTTCTCGGCCGGGTCCAGATAGATAGACGCAAACGGCTTGTTTACCGCGTTGCGCTTGCGCCGATCGCGATCCTCGCGCGGCATGACAATGTGCAGCAGTTCGATCTCGGCGTAAGGATCATCCGTGTTCAGTTTAGCGATGCGTTGTGTAACCTTCGCTTCTCCGAACTGCCGCACAGCGGCGCGCGCCGTGGTCTTGTACTTACGGAAGACCGTATCGACGCGCCCCTGTTCGTTCTCCGATACATAACACTCAGCGATATGCCGGGTGCTAAACCGGAATCCGTCGTTGTCGTCGTTCTCGATGAAGATGACGCCGGTGCCAAACGTGACCAAATCCGAGTACAGCTCGTGGATCTGCTCCTGGAAGTTTGACCGCGCCAGGTGCTGGTACATGACGTCGGTGGCGCCTTCGAGCCATTCCTTGGCCTCGTCGTCACCGTTCAGCTCGTCGTTCTCGTAGCGCAGGTCGAACCACGGAGTCGCCGCGTTCGTCAGCATACCGTGCAGGGAAGCAGACATCAGCTCGGCCGCATGGATCGCGGTGCCGTCGAAGATCAACTCGGTGCGTTTGTCGCCGCCGGTTCTCTTCTTCGTGATGTCGGCCTTGCGTGGGCAAACGTAGTCGCCCAGCTCCTGCCAGTGCGATTCCCAGTGGCTGCGGTTTGTTTGCAGCGTCTGGTATCGCTTCATTAACGCTGACGCGCGCGGATCATCCATATTACTGCCCCAGCAGTGTCTTCTTCGTCGTTGGCGCCTGCGTCGTCAGACCCATGCCGCCCGTAACGTTCGCCTGGCGCAGGCCACGCTTGCGGCGTGCCTGACGCTCCACGCGCTCGGTTTCTTTCGCCTCTTTGGGCTTGATGGGCGGATCAGGCGGCACCGGCGGAATAGGCGGGGGTGGCGGGGTTGGCGGGGGTTTGGGGGCGAGAAATCCCATTAGGCGTGTCCTTCATACTGGTACGGGTTGTAGCTCATCACCGCGTCACGCTGCGGCGGCTTGCCGTTGGATAGTCGTTGGTTTTCCAGGCCAATCGCCGCGGTACGGAACGCATCAGCGGCGTGGCTCGACCAGTCATGCACGGGCTGGTCACGGAACTGTCGGGTCCGTTCGTTGTACGATCGATGATAGTGGCGCAGGGCTTCCAGCCCCTCGCGGCAGTTGTCGCGATCGAAGTAGCAGCGCGGTATCAGGAGCCGCGCAGCATGGATGCCATCTTCGACAGGCAGTCGCGGCACCACGCGGAAATTGAGGCCAAGATTGTACGCAGCTTCGCGGCGGCTTTTGCCAGTACCCATTTCACGCACTTCCAGATCGTGAGGGCCGTTGTGCGTGCCATAGACGTAACCCTTCTCATGCAGCGTCCGAACATAGTGCGGCAATCCCTCGCCCTGGTTCTGATAAAAATCGATCACGTTGACGCGACCGCCCGGCAGCGACTGGGTCATCCAGATCGCCGTGTAGTCGTGCATCCCGATATCCCAGTGGGTATCGACCTTGTAGTCGCTCAACAGCGGCACGTTGGTGACGCGCCCCGCGTCGTCCGCCTCCTGCAGCTCCTTGCCGTATACGCTGCCCGGTACGTTCGCGACCCATGAACACTCGAACTCCTGATTGTACTGATCGTCGGTCATGGTCGCCCTGGCGGCTTCCAGTTCCTCGTCATCAAGCAGCCCCGTTTCGGACGCTTTGTACATCTTACGCGCCCAGCCATCGGTGCCGGCGGCGGCTTCCCACAGATCGTGGAAGTAATTATGACCCTGCGGCGTACCGATAAACGTGCAGCCGCCCTTGCGATCGGACAGCGCCGGCCGGATCACCTCGGGAAAAATCGACTCGGGCATATCCGCAACCTCGTCCATCACGGCGAAGTCCAGGTAGATGCCTCGCAGGCTGGACGGGTTTTCGCTGCCCAGCAGGCTTATCCTGGCGCCGTTGGGCAAATCGCAGCGCAGTTCCGTCTCGTGGTACTTCACGCCGGGTATCTTGGAGCTGAACTGCTTCAGATAATCCCAGGCGACGTTCTTCGCCTGCCTGTACGTTGGAGCGATGTACGCCAGCCGCGGGTTGGGCTTCTGCTCCTCGATCGCGCGCTTGAGCAAATGATTGATGGCGCAGACCGTCTTGCCAAACCGGCGATGCATGACCAGCACGTTGAAGCGGTTCTGGTCGAGCATCCGGTGCAGCTCGACCTGGAGCGGCCGCGGCGTGTAGTCGATCTGGATCTTCTTCAATGCACCGTTTCGCTTGTCGCGTCCTCGTAGCCCTCAAACGGACCCATGATCTGCTGCAGGAACCAGTCAGCCGCCTCGGGCGTATCGAAGCCCTCCAGCATGATGCAGAGGCCGAACTTGCCGTCCTCGAAGGGCACACAATACGCGCTGTAGGTCATCTGAACCGGCGGGTCTTACGCATGACCGATCGAGGCTGTTTGCTGAACTGCTTGCCGCGCTTCTTGTCCCGGCGCTTTGCAGCCGTGGTTGCGGCGTACTCGGACGCAGAAAGGGACTTGATCGCCGCTTCCGGCAGGTAACGCTCCCCCGTCTCGCTTGATTTCCTGCCTGACTTGGTGCGCCACTTCTGGTCGCCCCAACGCTTGAGACTGCTCTGCGGCGCCTTCATCAGCTCGTATACCCACCGCCGCGCTCTTTGTACGTCTTAGCCAGGAGCTGCGCCTTGCGCGCCGACCACTGACCAGCGGCCGTGCCATGCGTCGCGCGGCCCAGGATGGACTTGTACAGACGCTTACGCATACCGGGCTTGTCGTAGTTCCCGGCTTCATTTACGCGGGACTTCTTCTTAGCCATAGCGCGACATCATGGACTTGGGCTTTTTCTTGCCTTTCATCGCCTTAAAGTCCGCGCCGGTAATCTTCTTGCGAGGCTCGGCAGCGGCCGCGAGCTTCTTCTGTTTTGAGCTGTATTTGGTGTAGGGCATCACGCTTTCGCCTTATTTCGTTTCGAGATATTCTTCGCTTTCTTCCGCGCATCCGCCGAGCTGGAAGCGCCCCAGGCACGCAGCGCCAGTAGTTTCCTTGTCGGCTTGCCGTCCTTGTAGTCTGGACCCTCAGAGGCGCCCATCCTGGCAAGGAACGACGCACGGCGAGGATTATCGCCGGACCTGACCGGACGCTTCAGGTTCATGCCCTGAGAGCGTGCAGAGCGCCTGCCAGCCTCGTTCAAGCCGCCTTTCGGGTTCTGGCCTGCCTTGCGTTGCCATGCGGGTGTCTTCACTTGCCCTGACCTCTATATCGCTTACGCGCATTGCCGCGCCGGGTGAGACGAGAGCGCACCGAGTTGCCGATGCACGTCTTTTTCTTGATGCGTACAGGACGGGGCGCTGTCTTGGTCTTAGCCACGATGAGCCTCAGTTGTGGACGTGTTATGTTCCCGCTGATGGCGCCCCGATCTCTTGGGGGGTGGGGGGTGGCCGCAGGAAAATCGACCACTCAGTCAGGCCATCAACCTGACGGTCGTGCCAACAAAATCAAACACTTAGAACCTGATCGTTGCAGGGGGGTTGCATCGGGCCTCGACGCCTTGGCTTTGGGGGTCGATTTCCGCAAGGCTGCTGCGCGCCCACTGCATGGCTCGCGCGCGTAGTGCTGCGCTTCAGGGACTGTGCTTTTAACCCGTCCCCTCGTCCCCGTCCGTCACCAGCTTCACCACGTCGGCACTCCGCTGCTCCACCTGCTCTGTCTCGCTGTCCGTTGCATCGCTGCCCCACACCAGCATGACCGGGCCGTTGGCCTGCTCGACGTCCTCTTTTTTGTGACGCACGCCACGGGGCTGCATCTTCGCGAAGGTCCACTTCTTCGTATCGATCTCGACGCGGCGTCGCTGCACCTCGGCATTCGCCAGTCGCGGATCGAGGTCCGGCGGCAGTGGCGACGCAGCCAGGTCGTGCATCTCGTCAGCCAGCACCTCCGCTCCGATCGCCCTGGCACGAGCGTACATCTCGTACAGCTCCTCGGAACGCTGCACGGCCTGCAGGACGGTAGACCACGCCGGCATCGCGTCGTTGTGCTCGCAGATGCTGCGTAGGCTCTTGCCCTTCGCCAGCTCGTCACAGACGATCTGCATCTTTGCCTTCGATAACTTGCCAGCCATACGTCGCTCAAAAAAAGCCGAGCTGCGTTGGACGTCGCAGCCCGGCAAGGAACAGGGAGAACAATGAGAGCGAATAGCCGTCCGGCTATTCTAGTAAAATCAAGCACGTTTCCGGTTCATTGGGTCAATGTTTCGTCCTCGCCAGCCACAGCTCGTGGCGTTTCCTGTGGGCGATACGCTCGAAAATACGCCGCAGCACATAACTGCGTGCCAGGCTCACCACGGTGAATATGAGGCTGATATACAAGCTCTTCGCGATCGTCGGCTCGTAGTCGAAGAGCGGAAACACCGCGAACGTGACAGCCCACGCAACGACAATCCCGACTCCGACATTTGTCGCAGCTTCAACGAATGAGCTACGCCGAGACTGCACGATTCCACCTTAACGCAGTGTCCACCAGCACGGCCTCGTATACGCTCTTCACACGCCGTCGATCGGTGTGCTGGATCTTCGCAATACGTGTCCATGCAGGTCCGCGATGTCGGAACGCAGCACTGGCTGCGACAGCCCATAGCAGCACGCGGTCGTTTGCGTCAGGCACGCTCGCTACCACCTCATGCACAAAGTCATAGTTGTCTACCTGCTCGGCAGTCGCACGCGCCAGTCGTGTCGTCGTTTTCGCATCAGGGTAGGCCATCCAGTCGTGAGCAATCTCGGGCCACCACGCGCTTGGCGTCTTGCGGAGAGCTGCTGGCAGTCGCCGGTCAGTCTCGGCGGCTTCGAGAAGCAAGTCGTGCAATGCGGGTGCGGTGAGTTCTCTGCTCTTCTTCACTTAGCTCTGACCAACCTTGCCAAAAATCTTTCCTATCAAGGGGCGACATACGCTCGACGAACTTCATGACCGGATCAGCGCGAGCGGTTTTACCAGCAACGACTGCTTGGTAAGCTCCAGAGAAATTACGCTGATCAGTTGCTTTACCGACGACAGCTCTAACTAGCGACGGATCGACTTTATTTAATTTATATTTTTTGGGGTTGGTGAGCTTCATGCTGGAAGCTGTACCAGCTCCATTAAGCTGTTCGACCACCAAACCGCTGTCAATCAAATACTTCCCAGCTACGGCAAAACACCCCTGTAAACGTGACGATACCTGTCGATCGAGTACAGTCACGTCGCACTCCCCGCCGGCCTCGACCAGCGCAGAGATGACCAGCGTGGCGTCATGCGGGATCACGATTTCAGCTTGTCCACTTCGTATAAAATTCCCATGCTGCGCTCCAAAGTGAGACGCCCGCCCGACCGAAGCCGAGCGGGTGGTTGTTAATCTTCCGGTAGGCAGATGTCGCAGTGCGGGATTTCCTCGCACCGTTCTACCCCGTCCTTAATGCGGTCCCATGCGTCTTCCCACATGTCTTTAGTTCCCCACGGCCCGCGATACGTTGACGCTACGATCCCGTGAAGCCCGGCGCCCGACCAAATGAAACCAGCCGGCGCGTCGATGTTGTAGTCGTGGCTCATGCTGTCGCTGTTGTCCTCGACGGTCCCGCCAAGGGACTCAACGAACGCGACCACCTTTCGCTTGTTCGACATTCCTTCCTCTAGTATTGACGATGTTAAAGAGCAGTCGAAATTCGTATTCGACAGCCTATTATAACATGCCGACTTTTCGGAAATGACCAAAACGGGCTGTTTTGCTTGATTTTGAAAATTATCCATTTGATTCCATTTGCGAAAATAATTGAAAAAAACGCTTTTTTCGGTTTTGGCCTGATTTGCGACCATGCCGTTTCGGGCGCACCGATGCCAGAACAGACGGACCCGTACTTCATGTGTCGTCGTCCTGGCGCACAATCTTGAGCTTGTAGCCCATGTTGTTCAGCACCGCCTCGAAGGTCTGCAGGCTCGGCGACCGCGTGTACCGCCAGTCGCTGATCGTGTTTGGCGACACGCCGCTGCCCTCGGCCACGTCTTTGATCATCAGGCGGTCGCGGTTCATCATGGTGTACAGCTCACGCACCAGCGGCGGCGCCTTGTCCGGCACCGGCAGCTTGCCTGCCCACTTGTTGCGGCCGCGACCAGCAGCCAGGTTCCGCATCGATCGCCGCTTGTTCATCTGCGGATTGCGTGGCGACACACACGGCTGCAGGATTGCCTCGTGCGTGACGCCAAAGATCTGCGAGAATTTGTTGACGTGACCGCCGTGCAGCTTCATGCGGCCTGTCTCCAAGGCGCGTATCGTCCACGGGTCAAGCCGTGCGATCGAGGCTAACTGTTCAACCGACCACCCTGCCTTGCCGCGATACTTCACGACGCTGTTAGGGTGCGGACGCGGGTCGCCGACCTTACCCATCGCGCAGCTCGACGTATTGCATCAGCGTGACACGCGCCTCATCGATCGATCGCACCACGGCGACGTAGCAGCCTGCGCCAGTGAGCTGGCCGATCATCTGCTTCTGGTTGTCAGACAGTCGTCCTTTGGCTGTCTTGATCTCCAAGAATATGGGCGCCCAGGGCGTCGTTCCGCGCCACCAGGTAGGGTTGACGAATATCTCTATGTCAGGCCAGCCAGCGCGCACGCCTAGCCGCTTCTGCTGCATCCTGTACTGGACTTTATGCCTGCCCTCATTGGGGCTGTGATGGAACACCGAGCCGTCAGGCAGCGCGACCTGTAGCCAGTCCACGATCGCCTGGTGGATCTCGCGCTCAGACACTGAATAAACTCGGCTGGCGGTTCAAACGATCAAGCCAATCGACAACGATGGCTGTGTTCTTATCTGGCCCAAACGCAATGAACGTGCCGTCCACGCTGTGACAGCCAAGCACCGCAGCGGCGCGTATGCGCTGCCAGGTATTTACGCGGCCCATGTGAACGTGCTTGCGCTGACGCCGCGCCTCGCTGATCAGGTCTGCCGCAGCTCCTGATAATTTCCACTCCGTGCTGCCGCCGATGAAAAGCGCATCGAAGTCCGGCCACGGCAGGCTGTCAGGGGTTGCGCCGTCCTGGCCTACATATGCCGCAGCAAAGCCCAGCCGCCTTATTTTTGGCAGCATCGGCGCGGCACGGTCTAGCGTGCCTGCAGCATCTCCAACGACGTCGGGCGCGACCGCAAACAAGCAGCCAGCTCTGTTGTGACGGTCAAGCCAAGACAAAAAACCGTCATCGCTATATGTGTCTGGCCGCGCATAACAGCCGTTATCAGCGGCCCATACTTCGTGGCCGTGCTGGCGCTCCCCGCCGCCAAACGACAGCATGACGCCGATGCGCGGGTCGGCCACCGCTTTGCCGCTAAGATACATCACGCTGCCTTACCAGTCGCCAGACGACGACGGCACCAATCAGCTTTGCGGCTGTCATCAACGCGCAGCCCAGCCAACTGAAATGCCCTATCATCAGCAGAAACACCGCGCTATCGAGCGGCGTGCTAACGACACTCGAAATTAGTATTCGCTGGGCAAAGGGCTTTTTGGTGTACGAATAAACGCCCCAGTCCGCTGCCTCGCTTATTGCGAAAGCGGTGACGCTGGCGACGGCAACGAAGGGGTCCGCCATCAGGTAGGAAAGCATCCCAGCTGCTGCCATTGCCCACCACACACGATGACCGATAGCCCGTTGAGCATAGTCTCGCGCGACAAACACAAGACCCACCGCTAAGCTCATTGGTGGAAACATCTCGCCCAGCAGGGGCACCAACGGCACAACGCTGAAGCCGTAATTAACCGCGACGATCAGTGCGATGTAGACCGCCGCACTAAACATCGACAAAGTCGCGAAGCGTTACCTCGCCCTCGGTCAGCTCCTCGATGCGCTCTAGCAGGTCAAGCCCCGGCCGACGTTTGTCGCTGCACAGCATCGACAAGAACGGCTGACTGATGCCGAGCCGCACCGCGATCTGGCGCTGCGTCTCAGGCTGCTCATTTATCCATTGCGACAGTCTCATGGTGCGGACGTACATAACTCTCAGTAATGGCGTCAAGGGGGTTGCTTGACGCTACGCGCACCAATCGTCATACTACATCACGTTTGTGTAATTTTCGTCAGAAAGGAGTATAGGTGCTGTGGGACAGATTGTTAGATTTGACGACTATCAGGTCGCCGATCCGTTGGAAGATCCGAAGATAAGAAAGTTGGTCAAAGCGTGGTTCGTCCACGGCGTAAATGGCGGCTTTGAGCGTTACGGGTTGGTGATCCTGACGCCGTTCTTAGGGTCGGTGGAGACAGACCCGCTGGCCGGTCTGCGTCTTTCGATACCAAAGCTAATGTTGTGTCTGCAGCCAGTTGTTGCGGCTTGGGGTCACGACGAATACTGCGACACGGAGTATGTGCAGCGTTGCATACCAGACACGCCGCGCCTCGTCGTGCAGGAGTTTCTCAACGAGCTGGTGCAGGTTGACGCGATCACGCAACACGAAGAAGACGGCTGCATCTACTATCGACCCAGCAGACGATCGTTATATCGATGGCTTGAGATCGTCGGCATGATTCGCGAAGCATGGGTAGCCGTTAAAGAAGAAGCACCCGGTGGCATCGAAGCAGCTCTCGAAGATCGCGAGTGGGTGTCGATCGAGCTGCCAATCCCAGAGTAATATCAAAACAGGAAGAGAAAATGGAATTACATGAGAGCATACGAGCGGCACGCCAACGCAAAAAAATAAGCGGCGCCGTCATTGCCGGGCACCTAGACATGAGCGCGGGTGCCTACCGACGTTACGAACGAGGCGAGGTCGTGCCATCGGCAACCACGATCATCGAGCTTGCCGGCCTGCTGGACTGCAGCCCCACCGCGCTGATGTTGACTGGCGGTTTGGAAGAAGATCCGCCGCCGCGCAACAACGTTCAGCAACTAGACCTGGAGCTGCGCGAGGGCGAGACGATGCAGATCGTGATCAACGCGACCGTCAAGCCGGCAGCGATCAAGCCGCAGCCAAACGGCGATACCTATAAGCCGAGACGACTGGCGGGAGAGTCCAAGCGACAAGCCCTCAAAAAGATATAACGCGACAAGCACTATCGCTATCGACAAGAACCATCAAAAATAATTAGTTGACGCTTCTGTAACCTTTTAATTATAACCGTGCGCTATAAGCATGGAGGTTACTGAGACGTGACAGGTTTCGATGAACTACCCTCTTGGGCCACGCTGTTTAATTTCTCAGCGCACAGCCCGAGCGGGACTTCTCGCCCAAACTGCAAAGAGTTCTTTGAAAAAGTAGTCGCCCGGCCGCAGCGTCTGTACGCCCCGCCGGGTTGTCGCATGAACGCC